TCTCGAAAACTGAGTAGAATTGTCCTGAGAATTGTCCGCTCCTGAAGACTCCGATTCAACGGCATCAAGTAGAGCATCGATCTGGTCCGACGTGCTCTGTGTAATTGGGTCGGCGTTGAGGTTTTCTGCGCCACCGTCTGGGTTGGCTGCTGTGATTTCCGGTACTGTGTTTTCTGTATCTAGCATATTGGTTTTTGGTTCTGATTACATCGATGTGAATGCGCCGGCGGACGAATCATCCGCCTGCAATTGCTCGGACAGGATTCCTTCGATGATCCTGAGTATGTATTCCGCGCCTTCCTTGTGTTTTGCCTCCAAGGCGACCTGCTCAATAGTTGTCCCGGTCAGGATAGGCACTTGAGATCGGAGGTGAGACAAGAGTCTTCCTCCTGTTTGTTGATGGTACTGTCTAAATCTGGCACTATCCGATTGATTCCACATGGCTTGTTGTTTTGCTCCTGAAGTTTACTTGCTTCCAAGGCTGCTTCTTTTGGCGGCTTTACGCCTAAGTTCACTCCGCCCATATTATGCTGCTGTTGGTGGCTTTGGTGGCGTTGCTACGCCTGCTATTCCTGCATTCTGCGACTGATTTTGCTGCTCGTAAACACCTCCTGCGTAATTCATTGCTGCTGCCGTTGCCCGGGGAGCCGACCCACCACCCTGCGCTGCCGCCGGCTGAATTTCCGGAGGAGGAGGAGTGTTCTGACCTGCCGTAATGTGCGCAACAGCCTGTTTGTAAGCCGCTTTGTACTGCGCAATCTGCTCGGAAGGTCCGCCCTTGGCCTCTGCCGCCGCAACATGCTGCGCAAAGTGCTGCATGGCCCGGATAAGGGGCTGCACGCCTTCCGGAGGAAGCCCTCCGGCAGGAATGTTCTCCATAACCGGCATGAGCTTCTGCGCCATCGTGTCGAGGTGGACTATGTCGTTATCCCGGGGAGAGACGGGAATGTCTTGGCCGGCGATTATCGACTGGAGCTCGATGATCTGCTGGCGAGTCGCTTCAATTGCCATCGCTTCGACCTGATCCTTTGGCAGGATCACTTCGTTTGCGGTCGTCTGGCCCAGCTTCTTGACCCAGTCCAACTTCATCAGAGCGTCCTGATTGATGTTTGGGTTGCCCATGTACCGTTGGACCATTAGATCCAGAATCTGGTTATCCTGAGCCGTCTGGTCAGGGATCAACTCAACAGCAGGACTGTATGCCATCAGCAGGATGTCGCTCGGCGGGATGTTTTTGTCCAACATCTCGAGGCAGCAATTGACCGCATCCTCATCAAGGTGCTCAGGGACCGGAAACCGGACCAAAAACGGAGGCATCTCCATCATCGAGCGGTCAAACGCATCAGCAACTTCCCGGCGAGCCCAGATGGCGCGTGGCTCCTGCTGCCGGACCAAGTCCAGCACCCCCTTCAGGTCTGCCGCTGCCTTAATGTGCTCCGGATGGCAAATGCCACGCTGCATACGCTCAACGCCTTGCGACATTTGACGCGAGAAGCGCATCAGGATGCCTTGTCGGAGCTGGTTCTCGATAGCCGCGATACGATTAACCTCGGAGGCTGTTTTTGAGTCGCCCCGAACGTCAACGGGAGACCCCGGAAGGAAGGTGCCAACCTGAATTTCAGCGAGGTGCGAGACAAACTGGTCGAGTCGCAGGAAGTCTTCAACGTCAGCCGGCAATGACTGAGGAATCACCTCGTACCCCTCAGACACAAATGCGACCGGATGGTGCACCGTGAGCGGCGCCATGTTTGGCTTTGCTGTCGGCCCCTTTTTGAGCAGGAGCAGTCCTTTGATATAGCTGTTGTCCACCACAAGGTTTCGAGCCTTGTCCACCGCAACATGGGTGTTGTACAGGTCGCGCCCGGCGCCCCGGGAGCTCATCAAGTTTCCGGACCCGATCTCAACCGCAAAGAGTGCGAGCGTCTCGGACATTTTGTTGTAGCGATCAATCTGCGTACAAATCTCATCTCCGCTTTTGTCGTCAAAAAGGTAGCGGGAGATTTTTCCATGTGGCTCCTTAACAAGGATTTCGCCCAATTCCACATACTTCGCATCGTTTTCATAACTGGCCCCATAGGATCCCTCGCGCATCCAGTCCTCGTACCGGCGAGCATCGTCGTCAGAGTCTAGCGTTCGACCCGCCGGGATGGCGTTGTTGATCGCTTTGACAAGGTTTTTGATATGCCAGCCGGCCAGAATACTGATCTCTTCCCGCTCAAGGACCGGCAGCAACTCCGCGATCTGATACCGGCGTTTACGAGCCCAGATTGGCGTGGCGTCTGCCACCATTGGAGTCTCGATGGAGAAGAATGTGTAGTCCTGTCGCAAAAAGTCCGGCTTCCAGTCGCGAAGGTCGTCCCAGCACCATGCGCAGAATCCGAATGTTGTGTTCTCGTGGACAGTCTGCGCCAGCATGTCGTCCCACCCATTCCAGCCCCGGATGCACTTGGTGATCGCCTGCCGGAAAACCTTGGTTTTGTGGTCGGAGTCAACCGACTCAATCGGAAAGGATGTAAACGTCAGCGTGGCAGCTTGGTCGATGATCTCCCTAAATGGAGGCTGGATCCTCGATACCATAGTGCTAATGAACCCAGTAGGACGATTTGAACGCCAATTTTGGCCCATCGATTCCAGTTTTTTGGGTTGATAAGGCGGTTCATTGTTTAACTTCTTCTGAATGAGTTGATTCTTGCGGTTGCGCTCGACGTTTTGTTGTTTTAAGCGACGGTAAGCAGAGTGTGCCTGCTCTGCGTTCTTAAAGGTCCGGCGAACCTGCAACGTGTCCGGATCCACCGTCTCGTTTTTGCCAACAGACGGGTCAGTGACGTCGAGGTTTAGGATGCGCGGCTTTTCATGCGAGTCCGAAATGCGAGGCGCCTTGTCGGCAAACTTGTCCGTAATCCTTGGGTCGAGCGGTTTGACGTAGTCGGACATGGCTTTAGAGGTTCACCCAGCAGTTTGCCGGGAGGTTTGTTGCTTTTTGCAAAACGGAACGATCCATGAATACGGCAGTGCGGTTGTCGTGGCGCATCAGCCGGCATCCACCGAGCACCGCCGTTGACGCAGTGTCACGAGCCTGTCTAACGCTCGCACAGACCCGTTCTGCTGCCGCCACACAGGATCCGCAGCCTCCGCGCCAGTTGACGTTCTGGGGGCACGCACGGCATGTCTGTGCCCGGACCTCGGCGAGGTCGTCGGTGACGAGCGGATGCGGGTCCTGAGATGTCAGAATGTTGCGACCCCAAGTTTGAATGTCGTTGAGCAGGTCAGCGGATGCCGTTTGCGGGCTGGCACTGGTGATAGCCACCATGTCCACGCCATGGCAGAAGTTTGGCCAATTCGAGCAGATGTACGATCCCACATCACCCTCTACATCCCCGGATGGAAAATGGTTTTCGGCCCGGTAGTTTTGAACATTTACCAGCAGGTCCTTGTACGTAATTCCGGTCAGACGAACGTCGGATTCGTAAAAGTGCCATCCCCCCGGGGGGACCATTCCCATGATCGGCTTTGGCATATCAGAGAACGAACTCGTGATGGCATTTCGGACAAATAGTCGTGTCCGAGTCCAACTTCTTTTCTTCCTCGTCTGGAATTTCGGGATCCTCATCAGGGGATCCAATTAACTCATCAAGCTCCTCTTGAGTGAATCCCAACTTGGACATATCAAAGCCCTCTTCCCTCAATTCATCGATTTCAGCGGCGAGAATATCGTAATCCCATGTCGCCATGGTCGGGAGTTGGTTGTCCGCAATGGTGTACGCTTTCACTTGGGCGTCGGTCATGTCGTGCATGACGATGCATGGGATCTGCTTGAAGCCAAGCTGCTTGGCAGCCTCTACGCGCCCATGGCCGGCAATAATTCGACCGGAGAAGTGGATCAAAACCGGGTTTGTGAACCCAAATTGAGCGATGCTTTCTTTCAGACACACGATCTGAACAAGCGAGTGCTGCCGAGCGTTCCTGTTGTAAGCAACAAGGTCCTCAATCGGCTTCATCACAACTTCCATTTTCAAATCAGTTTTTTGGGGCATGTGCTGGGCAAAGTGGGATCTTCAAGCCGTTGCTCATTTTGTACGACTTGCTGGTAAGCGTGTCACATTTTACAAATTCTCCGGGGAGTTTTTGTACGTGACCGCATTTTTTCAGCTTTTGCTTAACGTATCCCTTGGGTTCTTTCATAAATCAATTGACCAATGAGTAGCAGTGATATTAATTCACGCAAGTAAACCTCGCAAGCGATGTTTGCTCGCTTTAATCGTGGGATGGAGCAGTCTGGTAGCTCGTCTGGCTCATAACCAGAAGGTCGATGGTTCAAATCCATCTCCCACAACCAATTTTGCGACACCTGCCGACCTTGGGCCACCATACCCAAAGGCGCAAATGAGAGTGGTGTGATAGCCGGGAGAGACCGGCATTGTCTGCGGTTTGACGTACGAAACCGCGCCGAACGCCGGGCATATGCGGGCGTGACAGCCGGAAGAGACCGGCACCAATTTCTTGGACGTCGAATGGTGCGCAGGGAGATCCTGCGACAGGCTGGCTATGGCCACATGAAACAAAGACATCCAGAAAACGAAAGTCCCCGGACATCCCACACGGGAGCCGGGGTTTTCCGCTTCAACAGCCCGTTGAAGGCGCCAGCTTATGCTACTCCGTTAGCAGGAGTCAACTTCTGACGGATCCTGACGGTGTTGATCGATTCGCACTTCCGGCAGTTGACCGGCTCGGCGATGTAAGGCATCGAGCGGCTGTTCACGCCGGTGATATCTCCGCATTCGCAGCAGTGTTTCTCGTGCGTGCGCACAAACTCCTGCTGCTGCGCTTTAATGAGCCGTTTGAAGGCGTTTGGCTTCACGTCCGGCCAATCCAGCGGACCGTACCACATGAGCCTCTCAGGCTCGATGTCTAGCAGTTGAGCGAGGTTGTGCCATGCATTCTGGAGCGGGACCGTAGCGAAGTCTGTCACACTAGCCTGATACCCTTTCTCGGGGTACTTGAGCGTTGCCACCCAGTAGTTCCCGGGGACGGTGGGGCGAGTGTGGGAGTAGAGTTCCCACTTCAAGTAGGTAGCCATCAGAACCTCTTTCCGCCATGCATGCGGGACCGGGTCCGGTTCATCTCCATCTTGGCCTCGACCGCATCACCCACTCTCCAGCCCCTGTGGGCGGCGATGTCCATGATCCGGATGATGACGTCAGCCAGCTCGGCCTCGACCCCGGAGTACTCAGGGATCTTGTCGTCCGGGGGATCCCCGGCCCGGGCGGCCTCGATGGCTTCTGAGAGCTCGGAGTGGATTAGGGCGATGCAGGCAGCGTCGAGCGTTGCCTTGGTGAACTCGAGCAGCGCCGGCGTCTCACTGGCCGCCAGCTTCTCCATCCCGTCCCTCGAGTCCCACCAGCCCTTCAGGCGAGCCGTGGCGTGCACCTCCTGAGCGGTCTCCCTGAACGCCTGACCGAAACCAAGGGGGGCGCCCGGAACAGGGGGGATTTCCTTATTCAATGTCCCCGGAGGGGACGGTTTTTTCGTTTTGGCGAGCCACATGGTCTTCACGTACTCGTCAAACGCCTCAACTTCGTCGCATGGACTATCCATATATGTATAATTTCTTTACACTACACCCGGGCCACAAACGTCGTGCCGGGTCCGGGAACCTTTGGCAACATCCCTTTCTCGTCGTAAATACCACTGTACGGACTGATCCGGTCAGGCGGCAGTCCGTTTCCCTCGGCTCCGGCTGGGGGCAACACCCTTTTTGGCCGGTCGAGGATTACCAGCCCGGCTGTTGGCACGTTTCCGAGATACTTTGCTTGATACTGAGGGATGCTTGGAATTGGTAAGACGGTCATAATAAGAGCTGAATACGTAGTTCGCACTGAAACCAACATTCAAAATCACCTCTGTCCAGCTTGGAGTTGACAGGGTCGCAATATTTAGGACAGCCCCAGCAATCACCAGCGACGACACGAACTTCCGAGTAAGCATCAACGCTTGATTCCCGTGGATCGGATGGTCCGGACGACCGAATACCCGGAACGAGACATCCAGCACCGCAAACGCCACAACGGCGTTAGCGACGACGTTTATTAGTGTGAGCGGATTCGTGAGCGGATTCATTCGTAATTAATTTGGAGGAGATCAGTTCAATGGCCCGGAGCCCTGCAAAGCCAAGCAAAAACGCGATGGCGTAGGAGTAGTGCACGTCGTCCTCCAGCCTCGAAACCTTCAAAATCAGCGGCGTGACGTAGTTGGCGCTGGCTGCCCCTCCCACAATCGAAAGCACCGACCGGCCAATGTTTAAGCCGGCGGTCTTCGAGAGCATCATCAAGGCGCCAAACAGCCCGGCGGTCGCCAGCCCTACGTCGATGCCCTTGTCCTTGAGGTCCATTAGTTCACAGTCGCATTTGACAGAGCCAAAGTCAATTCGTCGCCTGACTGCTGGACAGTTACGTACCCAAACGAGCCCGCCAATGTCAGCAGCGCCTGCAACTCGCTTTTGCAGGTCAGCCCGTTGTTCTCAAAAATGATTTTTGCCGGCAGGTACTCGAGCCCCTTTCCGGATCTCTTTAGGTGCTGGAAAAAGGCAGTCAAAATCTTGCAGTCAGCCCCTTCAGTGTCCGTCTTCAACACCTTGATTCCTCGTACCCCGTAGAAGTCCAGTATGCTGCCAATCGGTAGCTGCTGCACCTCCTCCTTCCTGACCAACTCTTCAATGCCGCGCTTCGTGTGCTGCGGATGATACCCGTCGATTTTGTTGCAGCCTCTCAACCAGTCCGGTAACCCGTGGCGCACAATGTCGTCCGGATGGACGTAATACACCGTGCAGAGCCTTTCCACGTCGTCAAAAGCCACTGCCACACGCAGCTTTCGCACCAGAGGCTTGTTTGGTAGCCGGTCCAAGTAATACCCAAGCGGCTCAATCACCAGCCCCACACTGTCCTCCGGGCACTCCTGCACAAGCGTGTCGAAGTCGCTCGTCCCAATCTCGATAAAGTCGAAGTCTCGCATATCAACTTAGTAGCTCTACATACCTTTCAATCACATGCTCCCAATCATAGTTGTCCCGGGCATGCTGCTGTCCCCTCTCGCACTGCTCCCTGTACACCACAGGATCCTTGCACCGGTCCAGATGCGCAATTGCGTCAGCCACAAACTCATCCTCCGGAGTCCGGCACAACAGCCCAGAGCTGCCGTCAAAGCTGCCGGTCCTCGCCGCCACAACCAGCCTGCCTGCCGCCGCCGCTTCCATCGCAGGTAACCCGCACCCCTCATAACTCGAGGTCACAAGCAACGCATCCACCGACTCGTAATGCCCGGCCATGGCCAAGTAATGCATCCGCTCCGGCCACTTCAGCGGCAACCCAACCGCGTGACAGATCGGCTTCAAAAGGTGCGACCGCTTACAGTCTGACCGGTCGCTCATGTGAAACGCAGGCGCCCCCGCGTACCCCAAGCATCGCAGCCCGGAACTGATCGGCGCATGAAAGTAGTCAAAGTCGATCCCGTTGGGCGTAACCAGCGGCACCCTAGATATCCCCTGCTTCGCCGATACTTCCACGAGGTCTTGGTGGATCACAGAGTATCCCTGAAGCTGTTCGTATATCCCGGCGCCGCAACGCTCCGCTCCCAACACAATGTCGATCTCCGCGTGCGCCACCGCTACCAACTTCGATGCCGGCACCCCATACGACAACAGGCTGTTGAGCACGCTCGGCACCGTGACAATCGCATCAAACCGGCGTTGGATGTTGTCAAACTCATGCGCCGGCCTGCTCGTGCCCCAGTCCAAGATCGCAGCATGGATCCCGTGCCCATACAGCCGTCTGATCAGCGCATTGTAGATCTGGCCAAACGCCCAGTCGTTCTCAAAGAAAAAGAGTACCCGGCG